CCCATATGGGTCCTTAATTGGACCCATATGGGGTTTCAGTAGTTAATTGGTCGTCGAAGAACGACCCTCTGAGTGGAGCGCAAGTTGCCTCCTTGGAGTCGTAGACATATGAGGTCGCTTTAGACCTGTAATGTTGTAGACTCTTCGAGAGGAACGCCAGTTGCCACCTTTGTTTTAACTCAGGTTCTCTGAATTTTATCTAATGTTTGTAGGTATCTAATAACCTTCATTTTTTGTTTTATTAAAACTGTAATGAAAACCATTATAAAAATAAGATTGCAGTATTTGTGAAAACAGTCAAAAACGACGGTAGATAATCATTGTGGATTATAGCCCGTGTCTTTCATTTTGAAATGAAAGGAGAAAAATATTACTCATCATATATGTTTTATAAGATGTAATAATCGTAATTAACGATTCTTTGTAGTGTAGGGAAGTACCCATGGCTGCATCGTATGGAGTGATTGTACCTTACGCAATCGCCTTAGCTAACAAGGCACATATAAAGGTTAGCCCCCCAGTCCACCCGGGACCTGAAATATGGTCACGGGGAGCCGTAGGATCAATGGCATTGTTGCTTTGAAAGAGCTTGCTCTTAGGCAAATGTTCGAAAGGTTTAATTACCGGAGTAGAAGTTGGTCCGCTTTGTGAACAGATTCAAACCATTTTACATGGTTTGTAAGTTCACTGGCTCGGATGTATTCTTTTTAAAAATGACATCTGAGAACAGTAATTTGCAAACTAGTGCTAAGGCACAACACACAGAAATACAGAATGTTACGGATATTCCCGTTAAGGCATTTAGAAGGAATGATTTTATTCAAAAGAGGAAGAATGGTGGAAAAAACAAAAAATTCGTCCCTCAGTTAATATCAGTTGACGAGAGACAAGAACTCAAAGCAGGAGTTCGAAAAACATTTAGAACATTGAAGAAAAGTGAAAGATTTATTTTGGAAAACCAAATTGGTGAATCTTTTAAAAAATATTGTTCTAGTATGTTGAGTGGAGTTGCTGATGATTGGATCAGCACTCTTGAGGATATTGCACTTACATGTGTAGCACTGAGTGAAGCGCAGAGTATGCGTCAAACTATTTCGATTTTGATGCTTTATGTAAAGACTAATATGGCACATAGCGCATGTGGTTATATACAGGCATTTTTTGAAACATTGTTGGCTCCATGTGTGATGGATAATCAAGTTGGAGCAGATTTATGTGACCCCGAATGGTTATCAGGATTGAGGGATTTATCCCGAAATTGGCAGAAAGTGACTACAAGTAAGTTTTTCTGTCAATTATCACAATTGTTGGGTGCTATTTGTGCATTGGGTTTGTGTAAAGCCTCAAATTTGAATGTGACTCTTGGAGGCTTGCAAATATTTTCAGGAGTGCACCAAGATAAACATAAAGGGGCCATCGATATGTTTGCTGCATTAGTTTCCACTACAATGTATTTCATTGAAGGCGGATATAGGTGCTTTCAATTAAAGAGTCTTCAGCCTTTTTTGTTGAATGATGATGAGGCTACGCAATTTGATGAAGAATATTTTGCTCTGATGGAGTTATCTCCGCTAATGAAGGCGGGAAACATGGAACGAGTTCGAAATGTTTCAGAAAACGACCTCGATTTCAGGTTAAATAAAGCCATTGAGCAGGCAGATACTTTATATAGAGTCTGTCAAGGAACTTTTGAGAAGAAAGTATTGCATGAAAAATTAATGCAATTGCGCAAAATGCGTATTGAATTTTTAACAATCCGAGCTGATGGTGGATTACGTGAACGACCATATGCATATTATGTAAAAGGTCCTTCTGGAGTTGGAAAATCTTCAATTTCCGCTATTATGATGCGTACTATTTTGATGGCCAACGGCCATGATGCGAGTGATGAAAGAATTGTGAATTTGAATGAAGATGATGCATATATGTCAAATTATCGTTCATATGTAAATGGAGTGTATTGTGATGATTTGGGAAATACTCAGGCTCAATATCTTGATAAGTCACCTATGTCCAAAATGATTGATTTAGTTAACAACGTTAAAAATTATGCCGTAATGGCCGAATTGGAACTGAAGGGTAAGGTAACTTTGGAACCGAAATGTGTTGGTTCCACTTCTAATTTGGATTTGATAAGTTTGGCTAGTCACTTTTCTAATGAGCCTTTTTCAATAGTATCGCGTTTTAATGTACAAGTTGACGTAGCCGTAAAGAAGGAATTTTCACATACGGATGGTAGATTGGACCAAACTAAAGTTTTTGCTGCTTTTCCTGAAGGGGTACCACCAGTTCCAGATCTATGGGATTTGAGAGTCTATAGTCCCATGGATGGTACTGGAAATTGGCATAAGCGGGTAGAGATTATGGGAATTAAAACTTTGCCTCAATTATTGCAGTTTGTTTCACATGAATCTCGAAAACACGCATTCAATCAGAAGAATTTTTTGAATAGTGTTAAAAATTTGGACATAAAACTTAAATTATGTGATCAATGCAAAGTACCACAGTCTATATGTGCATGCAATTTATGCAATCAACTTGGCGGTATTGACACTGTACAGGAGTATGTAGTGCAATGGTATGATAGCCTTATACTTGCATTTCCTTGGTGGATAAGTAGCAATTTTTTCATTAATTTTACTATATTCTGGAGTCATAGATTTTATATTCGTTACTTCCGCAGCATTGTTATGGTAATTGCGTGTCTTTTGATTGGAGGTTGCTATTCAGTGCACGTTCAGAGGTTGCTAGTGAGTTTTTTATTTATTGCGTGTGTCATTTTGTTCGTATTGTTTCATCGACGACGAATGGAATATGTACGTGTTATTGCACGCCAGCGTGGACATATGGTGCGATTGTTTCGTACGCAGAGAACTCAGTTGGCTTTGATCATTTGTGCAAGTAGTGCAGTATTGCTAGTTATATACAAATTTTTCAAACAGATGCGCCATGTGCAAGATGTTTGCCAGTTGAATAATCAAGGGTCGCTTGATCCTCAAAGCGTTGAGGATATTCAGCAGCGTGATTCTGAAGTGAATCCTTGGAAGACAATTGAGAGGAGTAAGATAGTGAGTATGAGTCCAGCCTCAACTGTAGCAACACATGATATGGAAAAGATCGTTGCAGGAAATACTGTTTATATATCTTTTAATGGTAAAAATGGAAATCGGTTGTGCATGAATGGGCTTTTCATTAAAAGTAATTTTTTATTGCTGCCGCGGCATTTTTTAGGCGAGACCAGTGGATTGGTTAAGCTATCATGTCGTCGCGAAAAGGGTGAGAATGGAGTTACTTTTGAAGTGCTCTTTGATAGGACCGTAGTTGTTGAACATCCCACAGATGATTTGCTCATTGTATATGTTACAGGAAGTCCTAGTTTTAAGGACCTTGTGAAGTATTTACATGTAGGTACAGGTTTTTCAGGAGAAGTACGTTTATTGCATCGCAATATTGATGGAGTGATAATTGGGCGAAATTCTCGTAGCATTTTTGGAGAGATCCAAAATCAGGAGTGTAAATCGAAGGGTTTCATGTACCATCTTCAAGATTCCACGTTTAAAGGTTTGTGTGGTGCAGCCCTAATATCCATGTCAGTTTCAAAAGGATTATTAGGCATTCATGTAGGTGGAAAATATTCCATTGGAGGTGCTGTTTGGATATCTCAAGATTTTGTTAGAGAGTCTATCACACTTCTAGAGAAACGACCAGGTGTGATTTCCTTGCCTAGTGCTGGCACTCTATTATCAAATCAATATGGAGTTGATATAGCTGTAAGTAACGAAATTCATCCTAAAAGTCCATTAAATTTTTTGCAAGACGGAGCAAACGTTGAATTTTTGTGTTCTACAATCGGAAGGTCAACACCACATTCTAAAGTTGAACCTACCGAAATATCTCTTATAGTTGAAGAGGTATGTGGCCAAGGGAATATTTGGGGTAAGCCAAAATTTGGTCCCCCTTATTGGAAACCATGGCAAGAAACATTGGTTCATTTGGTGGATCCGGTTTTAGGTTTTGAACGGAAGAATCTTGAGTGGGCTGTATTGGATTATTCCATACCACTTTTGCAGAAAATACGTGAATCCAATTTTGATTGGTTGCGTCCTCTTACTAATGATGAAACAGTTTGTGGCATTGATTCCTTGCGTTTCATTGATGCCATGAAAATGTCTACATCTTTGGGATTTCCATTATCGGGACCTAAAGATCGTTTTATATTAGAAGTAGGAGAATCTGAAACGCATCAATGTTTACGTAAACTCGATCAACGTTTCTGGGATGAGTTTGAACGCATGAAGTGCGTTTATAGACAAGGAGAAAGAGCTTATCCCATTTTTAAAGCTTCTTTGAAGGATGAGCCAACCAAATTATCTAAGGATAAAGTAAGGGTTTTTGAAGCGGCACCAATTGCATTGCAATTGGGTATACGGAAATATTTTTTACCCATTGCCCGTTTTTTGTCGCTATATCCAGTTTTGACAGAATGTGCTGTTGGAGTGAATGCACATGGTCCAGAATGGCATGAGTTAGCGACACATATGACAAAATATGGGAAAAATCGAATTCTGGCAGGGGATTATTCCAAATATGATTTGCGTTTATCGCAACAAATTACTATTGCTGTGTTTGATGTATTGATTTCTTTGGCCAGAGAATCAGGCAATTATTCAGAAGATGATTTGTTGATCATGAAAGGGATTGCTGCTGATGTTGTGAATCCACTTGTTGCATATAATGGTGATTTGATTATGCTATTTGGATCAAATCCGTCTGGACAGAACATTACAGTATACTTAAACTCACTAGCAAATTCTTTGATAGTGAGATGTGGATTTCACTCAATTGTGTGGCCTCAAGTGTGGTGTTCTTTACCGAAATTTCGAGATGTTGCCGCTATCATGAC